ACCGAGGAAGAAGGGTATGATCCTTCTAGTGAAGAGTATTATCAAGAAGTGGATAAACGGATAAGACTTGAATTTCCTCAAAAATTTGGTACAACAGAAAATACTACACAAGAGAAACCTTCTCAAACTGTAGCATCAGCCAAACGTCCGGGTATGGTAGGACGCCGTAAAACTGTGAAACTCACACCATCACAGGTCGCAATAGCTAAACGATTAGGTGTGCCACTTGAAGAATATGCGAAACAATTAGTCGCGAAGGAGGCATAAGCATATGGAAAACGAAACAAAAATAAACAAAACTTCCCGCGCGAGTCAAACTCGAGAGAAAGACTCTCGACCTAAAGTTTGGACTCCACCATCATCTTTAGATGCACCCCCTGCTCCAACAGGATTTAGACACCGTTGGATAAGAGCTGAAAGTATGGGAGTTGATGATACTAAAAATATCATGGGTAAAATGAGATCTGGATGGGACTTGGTGAGAGCCGATGAATATCCAGAAGGAGATTTCCCTTCTGTACAAGACGGCAAACATTCTGGGGTAATCGGAGTTGGTGGCCTACTGCTGGCTAGGATACCGGAAGAGATCGCGCAGTCTCGAGAACAATACTTTAAACAACAAGTAGCTGATCGAGAACAAGCAGTTGAAAACGACCTTATGAAGGAACAGCATAATGCGATGCCGATCAATCAAGATCGACAAAGCCGTGTAACTTTTGGTGGCTCCAAGAAGAACTAATCTTTTAGTTATTCCGAACCATCAACTAAACTAACAAAGGAGTAAATACAAATGGCAAATAATGACAGTGCATTTGGTTTAAAACCTGTTGGTAAGGTTGGACAAAACGCAGATAACCAGGGTATGTCCGAATACCAGATAGCAGACAACGAAGCGTCTTCTATCTTTCAAGGTGACCCGGTTATACCACAAGCCTCTAACACAGGTTTTATTGATGTGGCAGCTGCTGGGGACGCACTACTTGGTGTGTTCTGGGGTGTAAATTATACAGACCCAACAACTGGAAAACCAACATTTAGAAACCACTATACACAAACAAATATCACTTCTGGTGATATTGACGCTTTCGTATATGACGATCCATACGAGAGATTTGAAGTACAGGGAGACGGTGCTTCAGCAAGAACTGATATATTTAAAGTGGCAGATATCGTGTACGCTACTGGTTCAACAATTAATGGAACATCCAATGTTGAATTAGACGTATCTGATTTAGCTGCAACAGATGGCCAATTAAGAGTCATCGGTATATCAACTGATCCCGACAACAGCGATTTAGGTTCAGCTAACGTGAACTATATCGTTTCAATTAACGAGCATACGCTCAAGCAGGAATTATAGGAGTAATTAAATATGGCTATATCACGTAATCAACTCGTTAAAGAGTTAGAGCCAGGTTTGAATGCACTATTCGGCTTGGAATACAATCGTTATGAAAATCAACACGAGGAAATCTTTACTAAAGAAACTTCAGACAGAGCTTTCGAAGAGGAAGTAATGTTAAGTGGCTTTGGTAATGCCAGTGTTAAACCAGAAGGCTCTTCAGTTGTTTTTGACAACGCACAAGAGACTTACACAGCAAGATATCAGCATGAGACTGTTGCACTAGCTTTCGCAATCACTGAGGAAGCTATTGAAGACAACTTGTATGATAGACTGTCAAGCAGATACACAAAAGCTCTAGCACGTTCAATGGCTAACACCAAACAGGTGAAAGCTGCTAACGTTCTTAACAGAGCTTTTAATTCTAGCTTTGCAGGTGGTGATGGTAAGGAGCTTTGTGCTACTGACCACCCAACTATCTCAGGTACTGTCAGCAATGAGTTATCAACTTCCGCTGACCTTTCTGAAACATCTATTGAACAAGCGTTAATTGATATCGCAGCATTCAAAGATGAAAGAGGATTGAAAGTTGCAGCACAAGGAGTAAAAATGATTATTCCTTCTGAGCTTCAGTTCGTTGCGGAAAGAATCATGAAGTCTGCTAACAGAGTTGGAACAGCAGATAATGATATCAATGCTATGAAGAGCATGGGTATGATCCCACAAGGATATGCAGTTAACAACTACTTAACTGATACTGATGCTTTCTTCATTATCACTGACGTTCCTAATGGTATGAAATACTTTGAAAGATCACCAATCAAAACTTCAATGGAAGGTGATTTTGATACCGGTAACGTAAGATACAAAGCAAGAGAGAGATACTCTTTCGGCTTCTCTGACTTCAGAGGTATCTTTGGTTCACCAGGTGCATAATAAGTAATTTTATAAATACTTTTAAAAGGGGCCTTATGGCCCCTTTTTTTATGGGAAAATACATTGACTTTATGGGAAATTAATGTACAAAATAAAAGCGGATAATATTGACAAGGAGATATATTATGGCCGCAGTATCACAGTCTTTAATCGCTGAGAAAATTAAACTCGAATCTCAGTGGAATTCTCAGTATATTAATTCTGGTAAGGAAACTCTTGAGATGAAATCTATTGAAGAGAGAATCAAAAGAATCTTAGCAAAATTAAGGTGGAGACATCAAGACTATGAGAGTCATTTATTTTTTAAATAGACTTGCTCTCTAAATAAAAAGGTTTATATTTAACCTTCTAGGAAAAACAACATCATACAGACTGACCTAGCAGACGCACGTAGAGACTGTATGTATTTTTACTACGGAGGTAAAATATGGGAATAACCACATTTCAAGGTCCGGTTGTATCTAAAAAAGGTTTTTTTAATACAGGACCCGGTAATGTTATAACAGTAAATTCAAGTGACAGCTTGACAGTTGCAGATCACGCAGGAAGAATTGTTTACAATTCTGCTGCAGGTGCAGTGACTTATACATTACCAGCAACAAACGCAAATTCTGATTCTTCAGTCGCAGGACCAGGACCAGACTTAAACAATTTAAGCAACGTCGGAGCTTCTATCGAAATTTTTGCAGATATTACAAAGACAGGTGACTTAGTTGTGCAAGTTGCAAATGCAACTGACGTAATGGTTGGAAGTGCATTATTTATTGATGACTCATCCGACAACACCGTTGGTTTTGAAACAGCCTCAACATCAGACACTATTACTTTAAATGGTAGTACAACTGGTGGTGTGACTTATGCAAAGATTGTTTGTACAGTCCTTGCTTCAGGTAAATGGAAAGTATCTGTTGATTCCGGATGTACTGGAACACCAGCAACACCATTTAGCGCAGCAGTAAGCTAATATTAATTAACTCGAGGTGGGGTGTAATGACCCCACCTTTGAAAAGGAGATAAAATGGCCGATACAGTAACAACAAGAACTCTTTTTGACGGAGATAAAAAACTTATAACAAGTTATGTCAATGTTTCAGACGGATCAGGAGGAACAACAAAGATAGTCGATGTTTCTGCACTGAATACAAATGCAAAAGGGCAGACCTGCACTACAGTAACTTTAAACAAAATTTGGTTTAATGTTTCAGCAGCTGCTACAGCACCAATTCAAATTCAATGGGATCTTTCTTCAGGTACTCAAACACCTTTACTAGCACTAAATGAAACTGATAATTATGATTTTAGTTCTTTAGGTGGTATAGGTAACCCTAAAGAAAGTAACTATACAGGTGATATTGATGTGGTGGCTCCTGCTGCAGCAACTTCAGGGGAAACTTCTACTTTAATTTGTGAGTGGATTAAAAACTACTAGGGGTTCAAATGGCTACATCTGGTACTACATCATTTGACCTTGATATAGATGAGGTTATTCAAGAAGCATACGAACGTTGTGGTGTTACAGCGAGAACCGGTTATGGTTTAAAAAGCGCTCGACGTTCTTTAAATATTCTTTTTTCTGAATGGGGTAATAGGGGCCTACATTTATGGAAAGTAGCTTTAGCTTCTGTACCTCTAGTAGAAGGTCAAGCAGAATATAACTTTGCTAGTGATAATACTAATTTTCCAAACGACATTAATGAAGTATTAGAAGCGTATATTAGAAATAATTCAACAACTACTGCACCTGTAGATACACCTATTTCAAAAATAGACAGGTCTACTTATTCTGCAATAGCAAACAAATTATCTAAAGGAACACCTAGTCAATATTATGTGGATAGAACAACAACACCTAGTATTTTTCTTTATCAAACACCAAGTAGCACTTTTTCTGGATCTAGCTATTTATTGAAATTTTACTATTTAAAAAGAATTCAAGACGCGGGAGCATACACGAATCAAGGTGATATTGTGTATCGATTTATTCCCTGTATGTGTGCGGGACTAGCTTATTATTTAAGTTTAAAAATAGCTCCAGATAGAACACAAAATTTAAAATTATTATATGAGGATGAGTTACAAAGAGCTCTAGTAGAGGACAGTTCTTCTACTAGCACTTATTTGACTCCAAAGATATATTTTCCAACACAATGAGTTTCGCAAAAGGTAAATACGCAAAAGCAATATCTGATAGAAGTGGTATGGCTTTTCCTTATAATGAAATGGTTAAAGAATGGAACGGTGCTTTGGTTCATATTTCGGAATATGAAGCAAAACAACCACAATTAGAATTAAAAGTTGAAGTAGCAGATCCAGAGGCTCTACTAAATTCTAGAACAGATAGAACAGAGCCAAGTGTTCCTGTTGTTTTACCATTTAATCCTTTTACTACTGTTGCTTCAAGTCAAGCTTTCGTAAATGTTTTTTCTCCAGGTCATGGTAGATCAACAGGAGATACTGTAAGATTTAGAGGACCAACAACAACAGGAAATGGTTCTGGTAATACACAATATGCTTCTATTCCTAGTTTCGATGGTATTACAGATATTAATTCTAGTTCAGGATTCACAATAACAGTAGGTCAAAAAAATTCATCAGGAGGTGTTGTAACAGATACAACATCTGACTATTATCATTTTTCAAGTAGTGATACAGCAACATCAGGTTCTGTTTCTAGTGGCAACGATGGTTGCTCTGCAGGTCCTGTTACATTGGAGGCATAATGGCAAAAACATTAAGTGATTTAAGAACAGATATTAGAAACTACACAGAAGTAGATAGTAATGTTTTATCTGATACTGTTTTATCAACAATTATATCTAACGCAGAAGCTAGAATATTTAGAACAGTAGATTCCGATGACACAAAATTTTATGCAACATCAGAAACTACAACAGGTAACAGATATATAACAGTTCCTGTTGGAACAATTATTATT